GGCATGTCTCTCGTAATTAGTCAATTTTAAAGCCTACATACGGGGCAGGAGCGGTATTTTGACAAAAACCAAGTGGAAAAACCGAATAATTAAGGCGATGAAGGACGCGGGGACGTATAAGTCATTCTTTGATGACACCATCGACACACTGGCGGGCATTTTGGAACGGCGGGACGCGCTGGAGGCGCAGTTTTACAAGTCCAAAGAGCCGATGATCGTGGAAAGGACTAATGCGAGGGGACATACCAACCTGGAACAGAATCCGACCATCCGGCTGCTGAATGACATGAACCGGGATGCGCTGACATTTTGGAGAGATCTCGGTCTCACCCCCAAGGGGCTCCGGGCGATCAGTGATGAGCTGGCAACTGCTCCGCCTACGGATCCACTTGACGAAGTGCTGAAGAAGATGGGGCGGTGATCGCTTGGCGAAATCGTATGAGCAGATAGCAATCAAATATGCCAAGGATGTTTCGACCGGAAAGATCATCGCGGCGGATGGAGTGATTCAGGCTGGAAAGAGATTCCTGGATGATCTGGAACGGGATGATCTGGAGCTCCGGACCGCAGATCCGGACTTCGTGATTGGAATCATCGAGGAGGTGTTCGTCCATAAGCAGGGCGAGAGCTTAACTGGTGAGCCGCTTGTGGATGAGCCGTTGAAACTCCAGCCGTGGCAGATATTTATTATCTACAATCTCACTGGATTCTATTTCAAAGGCACGCAGGAGCGGCGCTATAAAGAAGCGTTCATCTTCGTTGCTCGAAAAAATGGCAAGACAACGTTTATTGCGGCGCTGTCCTTCGCGCTCGCGCTGTTGGAACGGCGGAGCGGATCAAAGATCTATATCACGTCGGCATCTCTTAAGCAAGCCGCGCAATCTTTCGACGAGATTGTATACACGCTGAAACACCGAAAGATGATAGGGCAATTCCAAATCCGTGATAATCATCATGAGCATGTTCTAAAGCGGGAATGGACCGGCGGAGGCTCTGTGTATATCGAGGCGGTAGCGGCTAATCCGGATGCACAAGACTCGTTTAATTGCAACATCGCCATCGCCGACGAGATCCACGCGTTCAAGAAGGCAGCGCAGTACAACCGCTTTAAGGAGGCCATGAAGGCCTATACAAACAAGCTGATGATCGGTATCACCACCGCCGGAGACAACATGAACAGCTTTTGTTATAGGCGCTTGGAGTACGCCGTTAAAGTGCTCAATTGCACCATCACGGATGATTCCCTGTTCGCCTTTGTTGCCCGGGCCGATCAAGATGAGAACGGCGATGTGGATTACTTGAATCCGATCCAGCATGAGAAGGCGAACCCGTCCTACGGTGTGACGATACGCCCGGAAGATCTGATGACGGAAGCACAGCAAGCGCAGAATGATCCGCAACAGCGGAAGGACTTCCTCAGCCGGTCGCTGAATGTGTATACAACGGCGATGAAAGCCTATTTCAACATTGAGGAGTTTCGTGCATCGGATAAAAAGTATGGTTGGAAGCTGGAGGAACTCGCTAAGCTCCCCGTGAAGTGGTACGGAGGCGCGGATCTTTCCAAGCTCCACGACCTCACCGCCGCCGCGCTCTTTGGACATTACGAGAAGGAAAACGTGGACATCATCATCACGCACGCCTTCTTCCCGGTTGTTAATGCCGCGAAGAAAGCAGATGAGGACGGCATCCCGCTCTTTGGATGGGCGGATGATGGGTGGCTCACAATGTCAAACACACCAACCGTTGAGCCGTCTGATGTGGTCAAGTGGTTCCAGTGGATGCGGGAGCTCGGCTTCCGGATTGAGGAAGTTGGACACGACAGGAAGTTCGCCCGTGAATACTTCGTGCAGATGAAAAAGGCGAAATTTAACGTGGTCGACCAACCGCAATACTTCTACGTTAAATCCGAGGGCTTCCGGCATATTGAGAAGGCCGCCAAGGATAAACGATTGTACTACCTGCACTCTGATGCCTATGAGTATTGCGTCCAAAACGTCCGTGCTATCGAAAAGACGGACGACATGATCCAATTTGAGAAAGTGCAACCGGAGCAGAGGATAGACTTGTTCGATGCCTCTGTTTTTGCGTGCGTTAGATATCTTAATAATCTCGAGAAACAAAATAAGAAAAGTTGGTGGAGTTAGACATGGGACTTTTTGGAAAGAAAAAACAGAAGAGAAGCGCCGTCGGGCTGTGGCTGTCTGGCTCCAACGACTGTTGCCCGACCGGCTACACGCGCTTAGTGGATAATCCTGAAGTGGTCACGGCGTGCCGGCGGATTGCTGAGCTTGTCGGGATGCTCACGATCCACATCATGGAAAACACGGATGACGGAGACCGGCGGATCATCAATGAGCTTTCTGCGAAGCTGGATATCAACCCGAACCCGGCGATGACACGAAAGACTTTTATCGAGGCCATCGTGATGAATCTCCTGCTCTACGGCGATGGAAATTCCATCGTGCAGGTCAACACGCACGAGGGCTACCTTGGATCGCTCGTCCCGGTAAGCGCCGGGCGAGTAACTTTTAACGCCATCGGCTATGATGACTACTCCGTGATGATCGACGGGCGGGCGTACGACAAGGACGATGTGCTTCACTTCCGGATTAACACGGATGAGTACTACCTTTGGAAGGGGCGGGGATTCCGCATCCTGCTCAAAGACCTTGTTTCCAACCTCAAACAGGCACAGAAAACCGAGGCGGCGTTCTTTAAGTCGGAATACAAGCCCAACGTAATTGTTAAGGTCGATGCCATGACGGATGAGTTTGCTTCCATGGAAGGACGGGAACGCCTGAAGCAGGAATATCTCCAAACATCACAGGTTGGAGAGCCGTGGATCATCCCGGCGGAGCAGTTCCAGATTGAGCAGATCAAGCCGCTTTCATTGGCTGACCTCGCAATGAAGGATTCCGTTGTCCTGGATAAACAGACCGTGGCATCTATCCTTGGAATTCCGGCGTTTGTTTTGGGCGTTGGAGATTACAACCAGAAAGAATGGAATAATTTCATCAATACACAGTTGAAATCCATCGTCATGGGACTCCAGCAGGAAATGACCAGGAAGCTCATCATCTCCCCGAAATGGTATGTCCGGTTCAACATCATGTCGCTGTTGGATTGGGATATTCAGACTATCGCTAATGTGTTCTGTTCGCTTTCTGATCGTGGTTTCGTGACAGGAAATGAGGTGAGAGACAAGATGGGAATGAGCCCGAAGGATGGATTGAATGAGCTGAAAGTGCTGGAGAACTACATTCCGTGGGATATGTCGGCGCTCCAAAGTAAGCTGGTACAACAGGAGGATAAGTAATGAATCGAGAGAATAGGCAGCTCCGAACTGCCGCAACAGAATTCCAAACGAGAGAAGACGGCGATGCGCTCACGATCGAAGGGTACTTCGCCGTTTTTAATAGCAACTATGACCTTGGCATGGGCATGAGCGAATCAATCGCTCCGGGAGCGTTCACAGACACTCTCGCAGATGACATCCGGGCATTGGTCAATCATGACACAACGCTGGTTCTTGGGCGTACTTCCGCACATACTTTGGAAGTGCGACAGGATGAGCACGGCTTATGGGGAAAGATTCAGATCAATCCGAACGATCAGGATGCAATGAACCTTTACGCTCGTGTAAAGCGTGGTGATGTGAGCCAGTGTTCGATTGGCTTTGACATTCTTGACGAGGAGACCGAGTACCGAGGAGAGGATGTTCACTGGACAATCAAGGCTGTCAAGCTGTACGAAGTGACTTGCTGCACGTTTCCCGCCTATGAGGAGACCGCTATTGCCGCACGATCGGCGGACAAGGCAGAGCTCCAGAAACGCGCCACCGAGGCATGGAAAGCTGAAATGAAAAAAAGAATCAAAGGAGGTGCTCCAAATGGCACTGAGAAGCCTGATGAAGGGTAAGGAACTCCGGACCGCTCAGAAGAAGCTTGAAGAGGCAAGAGCGAAGGTCGAGGAGATGAAAACCCGGGAAGCCGAACTGGAAACAGCCATCGAGGAAGCCGAGACCGACGAGGAGAAGGCCGCCGTTGAGGAGTCTGTGGAACAGTTTGAAAATGAGAAAGCCGAAGCTGACAAGGCTGTCGCTGACCTTGAAGCAGAGGTTGATAAGCTTGAAAGAGAGCTTGCAGAAATTGAGAATACTCCGGCAGAGACTAAGACAGAAGAGCCGGAGAAAAGAGCGGCAGCACCGCAGAAGGAGACAAGAGTCATGAAGAGATGGAAAGAGATGAGCTACGAAGAGCGCTCCGCTTTCGTGGCAAAGGAAGAGATGCAGGCGTTCCTCGGTGAGGTTCGTTCCGCGATCACGGAAAAGAGAGCAATCAGCAATGCAGGATACCTTATCCCGAAGGTACTTCTTGGACTGCTCAAAGAGAGCATCGAGGATTATTCCAAGCTGTATAACCGCGTATATCTTCGGAGCGTTCCGGGTGAGGCCCGCGTGGTTATCGAGGGGGCAATTCCCGAGGCAGTTTGGACCGAGGCTTGCGCTAACCTCAATGAGCTTGACCTGAGCTTTTCCAAGGTCGAGGTTGACGGCTACAAGGTAGGCGGATATTTCAAGGTTTGCAACGCAACTCTGGAGGATTCCGATGTTGATCTTGCAAGTGAGCTGATCCGCGCGCTGGGTCAGGCTATCGGCCTTGCACTGGACGCTGCTATCGTATTTGGTACTGGTACCAAGATGCCGACCGGTATTGTTACCGCTCTGAAGGCAGTAGCCAGCACTCCGAATGTGGTTAGCCATGCTAACACCGTTACTGGAAAGTCTCTGGTTGAAGCCCTGATCGATGATGCGGCAAAGATCACCAGCAAGTATGGCTCTGACCTGATCTGGATCATGAGCAAGAAGACATGGTTGAAGATTAAGAAAAACATGATGAACGTTGACGCCAACGGTCTGTATGTAGCTGGAAATCAGCTCCCGATCATCGGCGGCGACATCATCGAGCTTGGCTTCATGCCGGATGATGTAATCGTTGGTGGTTACGCTGATCTGTACCTGCTCGCTGAGCGTGCCGGAACCAAAATCGGTACTTCCGAGCATGCGTTCTGGGTAGCTGACCAGACCGGATTCAAGGGCACCGCTCGCTATGACGGCAAGGTGCTGGATGTCAACGGATTCGTTGCAATCGGAATCAACGGAGCAGATGGGGATGATATGGTTCATACCTTCCCCTCTGATTCGGCAAATTTATAACTAGTCTCACGGTCGCAGGCGCACCCGCTGAGACTGATTTCTGGGGTACAACCGCTGCTCAGATGCAGACGGGGATCTCAGTAAGCGCCGGAAAGATCACTGGTACACTCCATAAGCAGACATCCGGGCAGATTGTCACGGACTGGGGACAGGGCTGGTTCATCGGCCTGAAGTTCACGCCGGACAGCGATGCCACCACAACCAAGGTTGGACTTGTTCCTTCCGACGGTTCCGGCATGGCAGCGCTGGATTCTGACAATCTGGCAATGTTCAAGTTGACGGACATCCAGAGTCAGCGCCTGAAGGTTGTATCCCTTCGGACTGGCGAGGAGAAGACATGGTTCTTTGACCTGTCCGGGCTGACGCTGTCGGATGAGTAAGGAGGTGCTGGAATGGTAGTTGTAACACCTGATTACGCTGGAAGTAAGCCGGTAACCAAACCGGCTCCGAAGGCGGAAGAGAAGAAAAAGAAAAGCGGAAAGTAAGAGGTGATTGAAATGGCTGACCCGACCCCGACACCGGAAGAAGTGATGCTGGGAATGTTAAAAGTGGATTTGTGGCTTTCGACAAACGCATATGATGCTCGGCTGAGCCAGTATATCACATCCGCTAAGGCAGAGATCATCCGGGAGGGATATACCTTCCCGGAGACTTTGACCATTGACGATATGCAGTTGATAGTCCTCAAAGCACAGCTGGCATGGCTGACATCCCGCGGTAGAAGAGTGGATGACCTTAAGCGGATGCTTCGGTTTAAACTCAATAACGCGATTCTCTCACAAAAGATGGGTGGTGATTCCGGTGACTGATGGAGTAATTACCCTAATCGCTAAGGAGATCACGCAGAACGAAGCCAAGGCGATTGTTGAGACAGAAACCACGCGGGATGTATTCTGCGAGGTTGATTCCGTTGGAAGGTCTGACTTCTATCAGGCACAGCAAGCCGGGCTTGACCTGTCCTATGTTTTCGTAACGGACGCATCCAACTATCAGGGCGAGCGAGAGTTGGAATACAACGGCGAACGCTATGCCGTAACCCGGACATATCTCCGGGATGGTGACAAGCTGGAAATCTACGCAGGAGTAGCCGTTGGGCTTAACGGAGCGGAGGTGGTGCCGGATGGATCTGACAGCACAGGTCAATAGCATCCTTCAGGAGTACGCGGAGGGCGTTGATAAGCTCGTTTTGGATGTGGAAGAGGATGTTTCCAAGGAAGCCATCAAAAGACTCAAAAAGACATCCCCGAAGGCATCACGAAACGGCGGACATAGGCACTACGCGGATGACTGGAAGGTCGACAACCGAAGCAAAAAGCAGTACGCGAAGATTATCATCCACAATAAGCAATACCAACTTACGCATCTTTTGGAAAACGGTCATGACGTGATCCGGGAGGGCGTTGTGGTTGGACATGCAGCAGCGCAGCCACACATCAAGCCCGTGGAATCATGGGTTAAGTCAGAAGTGGAGAAACGGATCAGGGAGGGATTGGAATGACAAGAGCAGAATTTGCAAATCAACTGGCAACCGCCATTTCCAACGTCTACTACGATCACGCCCCGCTCCGGACGAAGCTTCCATATGTCACTTACAACTGGGACTATGATAATTACCCGGCAGATGACAAGAGTTATCAGCGTATCGCTCAAGCAACAGTAACACATTATCACGCAGACTATTCAGACGGGGCAGAGCTTAAGGCTGTGTTCGATGGGAATGACCTCTTTTGGACATGCACATCAGCGTATGACTCCGACATGAAAGTCTACATAGATACCTATACCATGGAGGTACTGGCAAATGAATAACAACAAAGTTAAGTTTGGCCTTACAAACGTTCATTATGCCCTTGTTACCGAGACAGTAAACCAGACCACCGGGGAGATCACATCTTCCTACGGCGCAGTCAAGGCATGGCCCGGAGCGGTCAACCTTTCCTTTGACCCGAATGGAGAGGATACGCCGTTCCGTGCTGATGATTCGGACTACTATATGCTGTCTTCCAACAATGGCTATACCGGCACTTATGAGTGCGCTGACGTCCCGGAGGACGTCGAGCTGAACGTTTATGGGCAGACCAAGGACGCAAACGGTGTAATCACCGAGAAGTCTTCGGACACCAAGAAGTACATCGCCCTTATGTTTGAGTTCAAGGGCGACAAGAAGAAGCGGAGATTCCTCTTCTACCGCGTGATGCTGTCCCGCCATCCGGTCAACGGACAGACCACGGACACCACGATCGCCCCGAGCACGGATAGCATCAGCTTTTCCGCTACTCCCCGCCCGGATGATGAGGCCGTGAAGTCCTGCGTATTCCAGGGCGATGCTGCATATGCTGGTTGGTACTCTTCCGTATATGCCGGCGGTGCTGTGATCCCGTATGTGGACATCCAGCCTAAGGTTATTAACATCGGCACAACCGACACATTTGACCTTAGCACCGCTGCCGCTCCGTCCGGTCAGACCGTGAGCTATGAGAGTAGCGATACTGGAGTGGCTACGGTTTCCAGCGCTGGAAAGATCGCCGCTGTCGCCGCTGGTGACTGTATCATCACGGCATCCATCACGGTGGATGGAGTGGACTACACCGATACCGTGACGGTAATCGTTGCGTAACAACATTATCAACTGAGCCCGGCTATATTCAGTCGGGCTCTTTTTTCAAAAAGGGGAAAACATATGAGAAAAGAAATCGAAGTAGATGGGCGTGTGGTGCGCTTGGAATGTAACTGTGTTACTCCGCTTGTTATTAAGCGGATGTTTAAGTTGGATTTTATGACGTTTGTCTCCAACATGGATGACTACAATGCCGGGGACCAGCTGGAAAAGGCTGAACAGGCCGCATATGTAATGGCGATCATGGCAGAACACCCGCTCCGGGAAGTACTCGACATGAGCGCAGATGGATTTTTCGAGTGGCTTGCCGGGTTTGATTTCCCGGACATGACCGGAATCATCATCCCCGCCGCCATGGAGCTTTGGGCGCAGGATAAGAGGACATCATCCACGCCAAAAAACCCGGACGGGCCACAGTAAGACCGATTACTGTTGGCCTTTTTATGTTGAGGGCAAAACAAATCGGCTTGACCTTGCCGGAGATGGAATATCTTACCACCGGGGAGGTCTACGATATGTTGATTGAGCAAGGAAACGATAACGAAGAGTGGGATTTGAAGCCCACGCAGGAAGATATAGATAGATTTTTGAGGTGACATTATGGCGAGTGGGACTATTAAAGGCATCACAATCGAGATAGAGGGCAAGACTTCCGGGCTCGTTAAGTCGCTCGGTGATGTCAATAAGGAGCTCTCGCTTACTCAAAAGAGCTTAAAGACAGTAGATCAGGCGCTCAAAATGGATCCGGGGAACGTGGATGCCCTGAAGAAGAAGCAGGAGATCCTCAACACCGCCATTGAGCAGACACGGCAGAAGCTGGAGCTCGAAAAGAAGGCAGCGGAGGACGCGGCAAAGGCTCTGGAAGATGGCACCATCACCAAGAGTCAATACGATGCGCTCCAAGCGGAAGTGGCAAAGACCGCTGCCGAGATGAATAAGCTGGAATCCGAGGCGAGGGAGACCGACAAGGCTCTGGATAAGACTGCGGAGACGGGACGCTTTGAAAAGCTCAAAGGAGCACTTGGCAAGGTTGGAAACGGCCTCCAGATTGCCGCAAAAGCAACGGGAGTGATGGTTGCCGGAGCAACTGCCGCAGCGGGTGCGCTGCTCAAGGTGACTACCGACGCCGCAGAGACCGCTGATGAAATAGACAAGATGTCACAGAAGATAGGCATTTCTAAGAAAGCCTATCAGGAGTGGTCTTATGTAATGGGCCAGAATGGTATGGATGTGGATGTACTCCAGACCGGGATGAAGACCCTTAACACTCAGATACTTAAGTCACAGAGCACCACGGATAAGTCCAGCACGGCGCTCGGTAAGCTTGGCGTAGCTGTAACGGACAGCACCGGAAAGCTCCGGTCACAAGAGGACATTCTTTTTGATACCATCACAGCCCTTGCCGGAATGAATGAGGGCGCTGATCGTGCGAAGCTTGCACAAGAGCTGCTTGGAAAGAGCGGTTCGGAACTTGCCCCGCTCCTGAATCAAGGTTCGGATGCCATCAAGGAGCTGACACAGCGCTCCCATGACCTCGGGCTCATCATGAGCGATGAGGCGGTGGATGCCGGGGTAAAACTCGGGGATACCATTGACGATGTAAAAAAGTCCTTCAAGGCGCTCGGTACCAACCTCGGCTCTTCCCTGATGCCGATTGTGCAGAAGATCGCAGACAAGCTGCTCGAGTTTATGCCGCGCTTCCAGAGCCTCTTTGACAAGATTGGCCCGGGCTTGGAAAAATTCCTGGACAATATGCTCCCGATGCTCTTTGACCTGTCTGAGACGCTACTACCACCGATATTTGACCTCTTGGATGCGATCATCCCGTCCCTAACAGAGATCATGAATGCGATCCTTCCGGTCATCTCGGATCTGCTCAAAGAGATCCTGCCGCCGTTGATCCAGATCGTCAAGGCGATCCTGCCGGTGCTTGTGCAGTTAATCAAAATGCTCTCGCC